ACGAAAAACAAGAAATAAATCTTGATGAAGTTAGATCTATAAGTGCCGATGAAGCAAGAAAAGAATTTGCTAAAAACTCAAAAGAGATTTTAGATCTTGCTGCTAAACACAACAAAAGAGATTTAGGCAATCAAGCAATAGGCAGTCAAATGTCAGTCGAAGAATTTAGAGGGCAGTTATTAGAGCAAATTTCTACTAGCACTCCAATAGATTCTGGAAATGAAATTGGACTAACTGAAAAAGAATCTCAAAGATTTAGTTTAGTCAAAGCAGTTAGAGCTTTAGCTAATCCAACAGATCGCAGAGCGCAAGAAGATGCAAAATTTGAATTTGAATGTTCAAATGCTGCAAGCCAAGCTGAAGGTAAAACTTCACAGGGCGTTATGATGCCAGCCGATGTTCTAAGAAACTGGACTAGAGATCTAAACACAGGCGATGACGCTTCATTAGTTGCTCAAGACTACAAAGGTGGATCATTTATTGATGTGCTTAGAAACTCATCCTCTGTAATGGCCGCTGGTGCGACATTGCTAAATGGACTCCAGGGAAATGTTGTTATACCTAGAAAAACAGCAGGTTCAACCGCTGCTTTCCTAGCAACTGAAGGTGCTGCTGCTGGCGAATCTGAATTTACTTCAGACTCAGTAACTATGACTCCAAAAGTTGTTGGTGCATTTTCAGATGTAACAAGATTGCTTTTAGGCCAGTCTGCTTTATCAGTAGAAAACTTAATTAGAGATGATCTAATGAAAGGAATTGCAACTGCAATTGATACTGGTGCATTACTTGGTTCTGGAACCAATGGAAACCCTCGTGGAATTCGTAACACTACTGGAATTAACACATCTACATTTGCTGCCGCAACGCCTACATGGGCTGAGATCGTAGCAATGGAAAGTGCAATAAGTGGCGATAATGCTTTATTTGGTACCTTGCGATATATTTGCAGGCCATCTGAGTTTGGCACCATGAAAGTAACTTCTAAAGATACTGGTTCTGGACAATTTATTGTCAGCCCAGATAACAGCGTAAATGGTTACGAAGTAATTAGATCCAACCAGGTAACTGCTGGTGATTTCTACTTTGGAAACTTTGCTGATCTATTGGTTGGTTTCTTTGGTTCGCTTGATATAAATGTGGATCCTTATTCACTCTCAAGCACTGGATCAGTCAGAATTGTAGCGTTGCAAAATTGCGATACTGCGGTAAGACATCCAGAGTCGTTTATCTTATCTAACGATGGGTAAATTTCACTAATGATGAAATGGAATGGGGGCGGAAACGCCCCTACCTTAAATATGGAAAAATTTTTAATAATTCAAGACACTGTTTGCAATAGCAAAAGAGTCAAAGCTGGTGATGTAGTTGAGATCTCAGATTATGAAGGTCGTATGCTAATCGCTATGAAAAAAGCCGAGCGTTTCGTTGAGAAACCTAAAGCTAAACAGCAAGATCGCAGCGTAGGATTAGAAAAATCCGAAACTAAAGTTTTAAAGAAAAAATCTAAGAGCTAACAATGGCTCTTGAAAGTCTCAGTGATTTTAGCTCTTATGTTGATAGCAGCGTAGGATTTGGAGTTACTGGCACTTTTTTTGAAGTGCAAGACACTTTATGGGATACCAGGCCAGGGCTAATTGATACCTGGTTTGATATTGACTCTGGGGCAAGCCAGATTATTAACTTGCTAATGGATGAGGATTATTTTTCAATCCAAGGCAACAGCGTTGCAGCTGAGGGTTTTCAACCCAAAGCTACTATAAGAGCCATTGATGCTCCTTACGCATCGCACGCTGATAGATTGATAGTAGATGCAATTACAACAGACCAAGGCACTGTTATAAGGCCAGCAACAACATATTTAGTTGTTGAGGTTCAGCCAGATAATGTTGGCATGATAACTCTACTTTTAGAGGCGGCATAATGAGCCAGATTAGATACGAAACAGAGGCAGATATGGCCGCTTATTTAGATCCAAATTTTGGTCATGGATTGCAGGCCACCTACACCAGAAATGGCGTGAACACTTCAATAAATTTAATATTGAACGAAGAATTTTTAGAGCTTGATGATGGATCTGGTGTTGAATCCGCAACGCCTATTGCATATTGCAGATCTGTAGATATTTTAAATGTCTCCCAGGGAGACACTTTGGCCGTAAGTGCATATAAAGATGTTGATGGCAATATTTTAAAAGCGGCAAGCAGTTATAAAATTGTGAATGTACAAAAAGACAACAAAGGCTTCACGGCTTTAGTGTTAGAGGCGAACTAATGGCAAATCATGTTAGGCAACAGATCCGCAATCAAGTTGTAACTCAATTAACAGGTTTAACAACCACAGGATCTAATGTATTTGATTCCAGGGTTTACCCTTTAGAAGATGGCAACCTGCCAGCGATTTTGGTTTATACAAAATCCGAAACAAGCGAGCCAATAGAGATTGGCCCAAACAGAACAAGTGAAAGGATCCTTAGCTTAAATGTTGAGGCCTATGTTAAGAGTACAACTAATTTTGAAGATACTCTGGACACTATTTGTAAAGAAGTAGAACAAGCAATTGCAGCAGATCCCACATTATCTGGGAAGGTTAAAGATTGCTACATAGAATCTACTGAAATTGAATTTAATGCAGAGGGGGAACGGCCTTTGGCGTTCGGAACTTTGGTTTTTTTAACTAGCTACTATGTCCAGGAACAGAATCCAGATGTGGCAGTTTAACCAGGAGTAAATTATGAAAATGATTAGCCCAGATGGTTCGAGTTTTATAGATGCACATCCAACTAAGGTTGAGTATCTATTAAAAAAGGGTTGGAAAGGAGAAGCAACCCAGGAAATAAAATCTTCTCCAAAAAAACAGGCGAAAGCCGAGGTAAAAGAAAATGGCAGTGCATAAAGGCTCCGAAGGGGCAATTAAAATTGGCAGCAATACTGTAGCGGAGGTTAAATCTTATGCTCTGGACGAAAGTGCGGACACGATAGAAACTACTTCCCTTGGCGATGCTGCTCGAACTCACCTAGCATCTTTAACATCATTCTCTGGTTCAGTAGATTGTATGTGGGATGAAACTGATACTAATGGCCAAGTAGCTTTGGCAGTTGGATCTACAGTTACTTTAGAATGGTACCCAGAAGGAAGTGCATCTGGTGCAACTTACTATAGTGGCAGCATAATCGTAACTGGTAAAAACATTACAGCTAGTTTTGATGGGCTTGTTGAAGCATCAATAGCCGTCCAGGGAACTGGTGTAATTACAACCGCAACAGTATAAAAAATGTCAGTAATAGATAACGCAGTAAAACATTTTGATGCTCAAGATGTGAGAGTAACGCTCGTTCCAGAATGGGGCGAAGAATCAGAGCCGTTAAAAATATACAGCAAGCCATTAACGCTAAGTGAAACATCCAAGCTCTATAAAATGAGCCAAAGTGATGATCTTACAATGATGGCTTATGTATTAATTTATAAGGCACTAAATAGCGAAGGGGAAAAGTTATTTGATATTGGCGATAAAAATAAACTTTTAAATAATGTTGATCGAGAGGTGTTAATTAGAGTGGCCCAAGAAATTATGGGGCAAGAGCCTATTGAGGAAACAAAAAAGGACTAACAGAGGATGCTAATTTATTTCTGCAATACAGCCTTGCAGATAAGCTAGGCAAAACCTTAGAGGAATTGCAGCAAATTAGTGTTCAAGAATACCAGGGCTGGATTGCATATTTAGAAATCTTGGAAGATAGAAGGAAGCATGGCAAATAAAAAAGTAAAGATTGAACTTACAGCTGTTAACAAAACTCAAGCTGCTTTTAAAAAAGTAACTTCTGGTTTAAAAACAGTTGGAGGTGCTGCTGGATCTGCTGCAAAGGGCGTGGCTGGTATTGGCCTTGCTGCCGCTGCTACCGCAACAGCACTTGCTGTTTTAGTCAACAAATCTTTTCAATACATTGATACCCTAGATAAAACTTCCAGAAGAACAGGAATTGCCACAGATACACTGCAAGCATTTTCTTTAGCCGCTATTGAATCTGGATCCTCAACTGAGCAAGCATTTAAAGGGTTAGAAAAATTCAGCAGATCTATGGGTGATGCTGCAAGTGGCCTAAAAACCCAGGCAGATATTTTTAAAGATCTTGGCATAAACATTAGGGATTCATCTGGAAAGATGCGTAATTCTACTGTACTTTTATTTGAAGTAGCAGAAGGCATTAAAAATTTAGGATCGCAAGCTGAAAGATCGAGGGTGCTTGCCAACTTATTTGGTCGAGCTGGGATCCAGATGAGTGAAGTTTTTAGAGATGGTGCTGAAGGATTAAAAAGATTTAATGAAAGAGCCAGAGAACTTGGAATAATTTTACCAGATCGAGTTATTAAAAATGTAGCTAAATTTAACGACCAATTTTCAGTTTTAAAATTACAAATTGGAGCTGTTGGAAACAACATATCTGGTGCCTTAGTACCAGCCTTCTCAATGATTGTTAGCGAGCTAACAAATATGCTAACAAGCACCAATGAGGCTGAGGGTGGATTTGATAATTTAGGAAAAAATATAGCAATAAGCATAATGCAAGGCGTAAAAGTTGCAGTGCTTGCAGTCCAAGAATTGTTTAGAGAGGTAGAGCATCAATTTTTAACATTCGCAGCAAGCGGTGCTGGTAAATTATTTGGTTTTGAATTAGATCCAATCCAAGAGATGCAAGTTGAGCTTATAAATGCACAAAGGGAAGTGGATCACATAAAGCGTCAAATGTCGGAAGGTGTTGACTCATTTTTTGGCAATGAAATTACAACTCTTGATTTGTTGGCTGGCAGTTTGTTTGAAGCAGAAAATGCTGTTGCAAAAATAAGAACTGAACTTGGCGGTATGTTACCGCCAGAAAAAAGCACAGGTGTATTAGATTTCTTAGATAGAATGATTGAATCAGTTAGAATTGGTGGCGATGAATGGAAAGTGTTATTGGAAGAAGGCACAAATGCCGTAACTGATTTGGGTAGCCCATTAGATGCTTTTATTACCAAGCTAACTGGCCCAGGTGGTTTAAAACTTTCTATTGAATCCGCAGCCGTATCATCAATGAAAAAATTTGAAGATACTATTATTGATGGCCTTAAAAATGGCAAATTTGCCTTTAAAGACTTTGCATCATTTGTTGTTGAGCAATTATTAAGAATAGCACTCCAGCAAATGGTTATTGCTCCAATGGCTAAATCATTATTTGGCGTAATCCCTTCATTGGATGGCGGTGGATATACTGGAATGGGATCAAGGGCAGGTGGCGTAGACGGCAAAGGCGGCTTCCCAGCAATACTACATCCCAATGAAACTGTAGTGGATCACACTAAAGGCCAGGGAACTGGTGGTGGTGCAAACATAACTTTTAACATCCAGGCCAATGATTCTTCTGGATTCGATGAGCTTTTAAACAGCAGAAAACAAATGATTACAGCAATGATAAATAACGCCATGAACAATCGTGGCAAAATGGGGGTGGTGTAATGAGTGGCTCTTTTCCAACAACGCCAAAATTTAGGGCCATAAACTTTCAAGACAACAGGCCTACATTAGTTAATCAAACTTTATCTGGCAAAAAATCAGCCAGGCAAATTGGCGGCCAATATTTTTCATTCACAGTACAAATGCCAGCAATGGCTCAAGAAAATGGCCAGAAGATTTTTGCATTTTTGCAAAAACAAAAAGGAGCTTTTGAAAACTTTACGATACAACAACCTTTAGATAATTTAGGATCTGATAAAGCTCAAACAGACATAAAAGCAGTTGGTGTTCATGCATCCCAGGATGCAACCATTGCTTGCGATGGATTTACAGCCTCAACAGCTGGCGTATTAAAAGCTGGTGATATGATTAAATTTGCAAGCCATAGCAAAGTCTATATGGTGCAAGACGATGTAACCAGTAACGGCTCTGGAGCTGCAACAGTATCTATTTCACCGAATCTAGTTTCTGGCCTAGCTGATAATGAAGTTGTAACTATGAACAAGCCAGCCATTACAGTTTATCTATCTACTGGCGAACTAATGTATTCAACAGATCCATCTGGATTCTATTCAATTTCGTTTGATGTTCGTGAGGTTATAGCTTAATGCCAAGAACATTAAGTGCTGCTTTACAGGCCCAAATATCAGCCCAACAAACTAGCATTTGTTACCTGGTTGAATTTGCATTATCAACAACTGTTAGGGCCACAGATTTTTACACTGATTTAGTTTTTAACGGCAACAGTTATTCGGCTGGTGGATCTTTTTTGCAAATTAATCAAACTCAAGAAACTGGTGAATTAAAGGTAGATGAGATTTCAGTAACTTGCAGCAATATTACTAATGAAATTAGATCTTTAGTATCTAATGGAAATTATGTAGATAAAAAAGTAACTGTAGATCTTGGTTTTTTAGATGTTAATGAGAGTCTTGTTGGTGCTATAAATTTTTTTACAGGCAACATAAGATCTGTGGCCATAAGTGAAACTGGCGATAATACAGATATAAATATTATTGTTGCCAATCATTGGGCAAATTGGAGCCTTACAAAAGGCCGTCATTATTCAGACGAATCACAGCAATCATTTAGCACTGGCGATAAAGGTTTTGAATACGCCACCGAAACAAAAGATGATATTAGGTGGGGTAGTTAATGGCTGTATCAGAGGCCGTAGGTAGTAGTTTTCTTAGCAATCCAGTTGTAGCTTTTTTTATAAGGGTTGGTACTTTTTTAGCAAAAAGCAAAGTTGCAGCTGCTGTTTTTACAGCTTTTCAAATATTAACTGTTGCTGTTGGGATCAAAAATTTTATGACTGCCCAGGATTTACTTCGTAAAGGCCAGGACATACTAGCAACTAAGGTTGCAGCTGGCGGAAAGGTAAGCATTATTTACGGAACAAGGCGTGTTGGATCTCAGCTAATTTTTTTAGATACGGCAGACAATAGATCTAAAGATCTATTTTGTGTTTATGCTTTAAGTGTTGGCCCAGTAGATCATATAGATCTAACAACAATTGAACTCAATGGCGTTCCAATTACTGATACAAAGGTTTTCAGAGATGGTTACTATTTAGGCTCAGATAAAATTAGCTCTGGAGCTGGCAGCTTAAACACAACCAACCAGGTTGGCAACATTAATCAAACTTCTTCTGGAATAAGTGGAACAGATCCTACAAAACGATATAGATTTGTAGCTAATGCACATCATGGGGCAACAAGCCAGACAGTAGATCCCATGTTAAATGCATCCATAGGCACCAAATGGACTACAGCACATAAACTTAATGGCATTGCATACATTGCATTTAGTGCTGAATTTGACAGCAAGGCTATGTTTAAAGGACTGCCGCAATTAACTGTTGTTGTAAGAGGCAAAAAAGTTTTTGATCCCAGGGATTCAAGCCAAACATTTGGAACTCCAAGCACTTACACCTATTCAAGCAATCCTGCTTTATGTTTCCTGGACTATATTTCAAATGCTGAATATGGAAAAGGCCTTGGATCTAATCAATTAAATTTTACTAGCTTTGAAACAGCTGCTACAGCTTGCGATACTTTAGTAAACACCCCAGATTTTAATGGTTCATCTACAGCGATAACTTTTAGCGGCATTGCTGGAACTAACTTAATGACAACAACAGAATCTATATGGAAAAAAATTAGAGCTGGCGATAAGTTATTTTTAACAGACGGAAATTCTGGAACCATTTTCGATGGAATACAAATCGACTCAACATCAAGAGATCAATATTTTGGCGATGCACAAATAAATAAAATATTTACAAATGCAAATTTAGGATCCACATTTACAGATGAAACTGGAACAGTTTTAATAAAAACAAATAGGTTTCAGTGTCATGGTGTTATTGATGCAAATAAAACAGTGATGGAAAACAGCCAAGCATTGCTTGGATCAATGCGAGGTATTTTTAATTATGTTAATGGGCAATATGAATTAGCCATAGAAGATACTGGATCCTCAACATTTTCTGTAAATGACAATCACATAATTAGCGAAGGCGGTATAAGTATTAATTATGGCAACAAAGACAATAGGTATAACAAAGTTGTAGTTAATTATTTTAATTCGCAGAAAGGCTATGAGGCAGATACTGTAACTGTTTTGCATGAAGCAACTACAGATTCAAATGATTTTACTTCAGATGATGGAGGTGAAGAATTAGAAATAAAAATTGATTGTGAGTTTGTCAGCTCTCCTTATGTGGCTTTTAACATGGGCAAAGGCGTACTGGCCAGGAGCAGATACCAAACACAAATAACCTTCCAGGCAACTCCAGAGTTATATAAGTGTAATGTTGGAGATATTATTGACATTACTTATGCACCACTAGATCTTAATGCAACGCTTTACAGAATTGAAACAATTGATCTTTTGCCAAATGGATTGTTAAGCGTAACCGCAATAATTTATTTTGATGTGTATACCTATACTTTGCCAGCGGCCGCTAATGTTGCTCCAAAGGCAAATATTCCTTCAGCTTTTGCTTTGGTAACTCCCACAGGATTATCTTTTGTTGACACAACTGCAAGCTCTACCAACAGGCCATATATAACCTGGACAGAAAACACAGATTTTCCTACAAACGAATATAGGGTAATTATAAAAAGCGGATCTGTTGCTGTTTACAATAATATCGTTACATCCAATTATGCTTTTTTGGATTTTTTACCTACTGGATCTTATACAGCAGAAGTTACGGCAATAAATTCGGTAAAAGCTGAATCCGATGCTGGCACTTTATCTTTTAGCATTACAAATTTGCCAGTAAGATCCGAAGATATCCAAAGCAATGCAATAACAATAGCTAAACTCTCCTCAGATGTAACAAGTGCAATTTCAGCTGGTGGTACTAATGCATCGCAGTTGCAAAGAGCAACCTCAGCTCCAACAACCAGGGCAGACAATACAGCATTGCAACCGCAAGATATTTGGATTGATACAGACGATGACAATCAGCTGTATATTAGAAACTCTGCTAACAATGCCTGGGAAAAAGCCAGGGATGCAACGCTTGTAACTTTATATAACTCGTTAAATACAACTGTTGGCAGTCAAGGAACAACCCTTGCAACTGCCGTACAAGATATTGTAACTGTTACTACAGCTGAGGCAGCTACGGCAACGGCCTTAACGGCTTTAACAGTTGTGGCTGGTAGTAACACCGCTGGAGTTACAACAAATTCTTCAGCAGTAGCTACAATAAATGGCAATGCTTCTGCTGCCTATTCCTTAAAAGTAAATGCAAATGGTGCTGTGGCACAAATGGTTTTAAGCAGTAATGCTTCTACTGGATCTGGTGCAACTAGCACCATTGCTTTTTTAGCTGATACTTTTGCAATTGACAATGGATC